GATCACGCCGGTAAGGAGATCCAGGACGGTGGCTTTATCAAGAACCGCCGGGCGCTGGATTTCTCGGATCGAGACCCGGCTGAGGTTGCTGAGATCATTCAGTCCGCGCTGAAAGTCATTCCAGGGCAGGGCGCTGGCAGCCGGGACCATTGGGTCAAGGTGGGGATGGCGATCCATTCGGAACTGCCGACTGACCTAGGGCTAACGCTGTGGTCCGCTTGGTCTGCAGAAGATCCCGAATTTTCACAGGAATGGTCCGACGGCAACCCCTGCGAGGAAGTCTGGAAGTCCTTTCGTAAGGGGCCAGTCAGCCTCGGAACGCTTTTTTGGATGGCGGACCAGCAGCTTCCGGGCCGCATGTGGCTTTCGGAAGATCTGCGGAAAGTTGTTGAAAGTGTTGAGGCGGATAACGTCACCAGGATTCGGCAGGTTGTCATCACCTACGCCGAAGTTATTAAGCGGGCGAAAGAGATCCAGCAGATTCAAAACCCCGCGGAAGCGGCGCACGCCATGAACGTGCTCGCCTTGGAAGCTGGTTATCGGGACGCTGGTGCGCTGGAGCGGTTGCTGATCGCTCAGATGCAGTTCGAGCAGCAAGATGACGAGATGGCGATGGACAGCTTGCTCAACAAGGACCTCAAGTTCGAGTACCTCATTCCGGATCTGCTGCCTTGCCCAGGCACCGTGATGATTCACGGCGCTGGTGGTGATGGCAAATCCATGTCCGCCTGGACCATCGCCAAGCACGTTGCCCGTGGGATTCCGTTCTCCGTGCGCGGTGATCTAGTTCCAGTGGAAGCCGGTCCCGTTCTGATCCTTAACGGCGACCAATCTGAGGTGCAGGTTCAGCAGCAGCTTCGTGATCTTGAGTTCCAGCCGTCGGATCCCGTGACGGTGGTGATGGGGTGGGACCTCAACTGGTACTACCGCTTCGTCAAGCTGATCGAGAAGCACCAGCCCAAGCTCGTGATCATCGACTCGATCACTGGCTGCAGCAGGGGTTCGGCGTTCGACGAAAACAAGAAAGAGTTTGCGAGCCCGATCTACTGGCTGGCGAACAACAACGGGCGCATGTTCCCCGCCTGCACCATCCTGCTGATCCACCACGCCAACAAAACTGGCGGGTTTCGGGGTAGCACCGCCATCCGGGACGCAGTGGATGAGGTGTGGGGCTTGCGGCGGCCTGACAAAAAACAGGTGGAGCAGACCGGCTACAACGCTCGACTCATCACCGTGGAGAAGTCCAGAGCTGGTCGTGATGGCTCCAAGCTGCTGATGAAGCTCGAAAGCGACCTCACCTTCTCCCTTGCCGACTACGTGGAGCTGGATACCGATAGCGCCAGTCCCGCTTCCATCGTTGATCGGGTGCTCCAACGCCTTAGAGCTGCGTATCCGCGCTCTCTAAGCCGCTCTGACCTCGCTGCGGATGCCTTGTGCGGTGGAAGTGTGGCCGCTATCGGCAAAGCGCTCCAGAGGCTTGCTTCGAGGGGGTTGGTTGAGGTGGTCGGTCAGACCTCCACTGGTGCCAGACCTTCCAATTTGTACCAGGCTGTTCTCTCGCGTGATATGTGTGTGAATAAGTGTCCTGAATTGAAAAAACCCAGTCAGGGACTGGAAAGTAAAAAAGGACAGCCCCTAAACGTGTCCTCTTTTGATGGAAAGACTGGAGCAAAAGAGGACACCTCTACCCCGTGTCCCGATTTACTTCCCGGTCATACCAATGGATCTGGCATAAATGGACAGGTTTTTGAACCCTCCCCAAGGGAAGAACGCACTTCCGAAGAGCTGGACCAGCTGATGCAGGAAGCCGCACGGATGTGGGACTGATGGGACAGTTCAAGCCGCCTAACTTTTTCTTAGGGCTCATGCGGGTTGCCGCGTGGGTGTTTTGGAGAGATCCAGTGAAGCCGGAACCGCCCCAGCCGAAACGCCCCAGGAAGCCTGTCCTGGGGTACAACGTCGGTGACATCCCCTACGAGTTGCTCGCCGTGGTCCGGGTTTCTTGGTACCGCAAGGGCATGACCTACGAGGTGGAGGAGTACCAGATCGAGGAGTCCGACGACGCCCCGCAGCAGTTCGCCTACATCGTTGGCACCGCCCTCCGCCAAGGCGCTGACGTTTGCGTCCTCACGCAATACGAGCCAGAAGCCCTTGGTGTGCAAGAGTAGAATCTGAGGGGTGCAGCTCGGTCGGGGCTGCATTAAACGCGACTCGCCCATAAACCTTTGTACGCCCCTCACCCCCAAACCCACTGGTACGACTAGCTTTTGTACCTAACTTAAAAATTTTTATGTAATGACTGACCACCCCATCTCCATGCCATCGCCAGAACTGGCGGCTAAGTGGGTCCACGAGATCTACGGCAATACCGTAGTCATTCCTCTTCAAAAGCCCACGCTCCAAGTCATCGAACACGCCGTCCGATGGGGCGCCGATCAAGAGTTGGAGGCGTGCCTTGGCGAAGTGAGCTTCTTACACAGTCGAGCGCTTGCTGACCGCGTACGCGAAAAGCGTCGTCGCCAACAGCCGAGCTTGAAGGAAAAAGCTCTTAAAGGCTTGGCCAACATGGTGGAACGAGGTCACCTTGCGTCTGATCTAGCTGCCGATCTCCGCGCTTTGCTGGAGCAGGTCGATGACGAATAAGGTGCCCGGTGGCTGGTCCTCACGCGGTGCCAGCCTCGCCGCAGCCGGGCGCTACGGACGCTGAGTCTTTTTGAAAAAACTCGCCGCGACCCTAGCGCCAGCGATTGTGAAGTTGTGCAACAGCTCGGCCTTGCGGTCGGGCTGTTTCTGTGCAACACTAAGGGCAAGCCCGCCAAGGCGAGCCCTCTATTACTGAATCACAATGTACGAACCATTCCAAGCCAAAGTTGACAACAGCGACCTCAGCCCCTGGTACTACGCCGTCGGCTGGGCCAAGCACTCGCTCCAGTTGCAGATCACCCGTTACAACGCGCTCGGTCTGAACACCAACTACGAGGAAAAGCAGCTGGAGCGCTTGGTCGAGCTGGAGCAATTCTTGAAAATGTCGTGGGATCAGTGGATGGAGTCCCTGCTTCCCAGCGAAACTGCACAGGAGGTCAAGTGAGCCAGGTACAGAGCATTGAAGAACTCCGTTTTGAAGGAGACCATCTTGTTGTCGATGCCGTTGTTGACGACATGGTGGTGCGCTATCCGCAAACCGCCCTCGAACCAGCGGAATGGGGGCCTGCCTTGTGCCGAGGCACCCTCTACTTTTCAGATGAGGACTTGATTCCAGCGACCGATGCCGAACTCCGGGCCTTGCTCACAGATCGGGTCGATGACTGGGCTCCACTCGACACGTCTGATTCCTACGTCTGAAGCCCGTGACCTACGTAACCAGGACGACTATGACGACTGGGAAGTAGGTCTAGAGCCCATACCGGGGGATACGCACTGGGTCAGGATTCGCACCCTGACCCAGCTTTACCGCCACCTCATCTACGTGTTTGCCACCAGCGACACCATCAGCTCCACCCGCTTAGCCAACCTGGCTATCCACGAGATTCTCAAGTTGAGACTCACGGATCTCACCCGGATACGCCGGCAAGACCCCAACTATTTCGCATGACTGACTGGTACGCCGACTACTACCGCCAATCGCGGGGGTACAACGACAACGACATGCGCGAGCTGCGCTGTGCTCCACGCAATCCGAATCTGCAGGTTCCCGACGTTTTCAAGGACAGATTTTCTACTGTTGCTGAGTACGATGCCTGGGTCGAAGAGAAGCGCCGCCTCTACTTCGGCTGAACTTGATCCAATCCCGAATGACCGAAACTTCAATGGTGCCGTTTTACCGCTCCTACCTGCTGGGCGGTAAAACTATTTACCTCGACAAGCTGGCGGAGTTACCGGATAGCGAGCTGAACCTGCTCAACATTGAGACCATGGCCTCGCTGGAGGAGGCTCGCCGGGACTACGACGCCCTTGAAAACAAGCAGTCCGAAGAGGCTGGTTCTGTCTATCGCCGCTTAAAGGTGGCTGGTTATTTCCAAGCCGCTATCAAGCTGGAGATCCAAAACTGACCATTCCCTACTACACTGCACCCGTTCTTACTTATGAGCATGTACGTTCTCTCTGAATCCCAGTTCGATCAAATCTCCAAAGCACTCGAAGCAGCACGCTTTGCCCTGGAAACGTCCCAGCACGTTCAGCTGGATCTGACTAAGCCCAAGCAGACCATCCCCCTGCCTGCTGGCGAAAAACTTGTACGTACAACGTCCGTACAAAAGGCCAAGTCTCAAAGTAAAACTCGTAAGTCCAGCCGCAAGGGCAAGCGTGGGGTTGCGGTGTTGACGGAAGCCAAGGTGCTGGAAATCAAGCGCCAGTTGGCTGATGGTGGGAAGTCGGTGGCCAAGATCGCCAAGGAGTTTGGCGTTCACGTCACCACCATCAACTGCATTAAGTGGGGCAAAACGTGGAAGAACGTGCAGCTCCAGCAGCCCACTCCGGTTGTGGTGGCTGACTGATGGCGGTCCTTTGTGATCACGAGATTCACAACTTGGCACGCCGCAATCTGGTATTCCCGTTCCAGTCGGAGTTGGTGAATCCAGCGAGTCTCGATGTGAGACTCGGCGAGAATTTGCTGGTGGAGGAACCGAAGGTTCCTTCCTTACTTCCTTACAGCATTGCTGGCGCTACGCAGGAAAAACCTTTCCTGCTCTATCCGCACCAGTTCATACTTGCCGAAACGCTGGAGGAGTTCGACTTCCCGGATTGTGTTGCTGGGCAGCTGGCTCTTAAATCCAGTCGTGCCAGGGAAGGGATTGAGCATCTTCTTGCCGGGTATATCGACCCCGGTTACAAAGGGCGGCTAACGCTGGAACTACAAAACGCTAGATCCATGCACGCTGTTCCGTTGTGGCCGGGTATGCGTATTGCGCAGATTGTGTTCCACAGGATGTCGATGCTGCCCGGCAAAAGTTACTCCGTTACTGGTCGCTATCACGGCGACACTGCTGTTCAGGCTTCCAAAGGATGAGCAATTCAGTAGACCATCCCTCGCACTACACGGCGGGGAAGATTGAGGTAATTGAGGTGCTGGAGGATTGGGTGCAACATGCGCCTGATGCTCGCGTTGGGTCGCTCCAGTGGCAGTGCCTTAAATACCTCAGTCGGATGTGGCTGAAAAAGGATCCGCTGGAAGATGCGATGAAATGTCGCTGGTATCTGAACCGTTTGATTAACACTTTGGCGACAGCGCCGTACCGGGACTGATGAGGTACTGGTGGCGGATTGTCGCCAAGGCGTTGGGCGAGAAGGCGCACCACCGCAATCGGGTCGCTGATCAGGTTGCACTGGTGCGCTTTTGCATCCTGCTGGCTTACATGACTACTAACATTTTCATTTGCGCAGGGGTTATTCGGCACTGGAATGGCTAACCATTGCACTCATACTTTCAGACAAGTTGTTTCAACACACAAATGGCACTCCAAAAAACGAGTTACTTACTGGCTGCGGTGTAAAAGCTGCGGACATAAGTGGAAGGTTTACTACGATCCACACAAACAAAAAGAGATCCAGCAATCCAACAAAGTAATGCCGCCTAGTCGACGCAGGCTTTCGGATCTGGAGGTCAGGCTTGCTTTGCTGGATCCCAGGCCAGCGGCGGCTGTAGCGGTAGATCTTGGTGTTACGCGCCAGACAATCGGGTACATCCGGGCTGGTGTGTACAAAGCTAATTTGTGGCCTGACATTCCTCGCTACCCCACAGAAAGGCAACTGGCTGGGCACACCAAAGCAGACAACGGCTGCAAAAAGTGTCACTACTGGTCCAATGAAACCTGCTCATTCGATCTTCCAGAAGCTGGGATGCCCGGTTTCGCGGAAGAGTGCAATTACTTCACACAAACAAACTGATGGCCATCACAATCAACAGCAGGGCGTGCCAAGGCTGCGGTACGCAAACGACTAACCCCGTGCTGTGCATGAAGTGTTATCGCTCCAGTCCAGCTGGGCGGGAGGAGTTGCGCTTGCAGCGATTGCGTCAGGGGTACAAGCCCCAGCCAGATGGGGGACCATGCAAAAACTGCATCCACTGGAAGGCGCGGTGCTTGCTTGGGTTTCCCGAGGGTGGGACACTCGCGGCGGCGGTGCTTTGCTCCGCTAGGGAGATTGACAGCGTGCTAGAGTAGTAGGGTACACGCCCTACCAGGCATGAAAATCCTCCAAGGCATCGAGCACCTTTCCACGCTCGATGATGCAAGTTTCGTTGCGTTTGACGTTGAGACCACCGGGCTCCAGCCGAAGTTCGGTGGTTTGCGGCTTCTGCAGTTGGCCACCTTCGGGAAGGATCCCGTGGTTCTCGACTGCTGGAGCTTTAGCGATGAGGACTGGATCACGCTCGAAGAGTTCTGCAGCGTTCCACGCCAGTGGTTGGCGCACAACGCGGTGTTTGACCTCGGCTGGTTGCAGGAGCACGAGATTTACCCGGAAGGCAAGATCTACTGCTCGATGTTGGCGAGTCGGATCCTGACGAACGGGCTGCCAAACCTGAAGCACGGGCTCCAGCATGTTGTTCACCGCTATCTCGGCCAAGACATTTCAAAGGAAGAGCAGAAGAGCGATTGGTCGGCTGATCTGCGCGTGGAGCAGATCGAATATGCGGCCAAGGATGTGGTGGTTTTGACCCAGCTGTGGGAGCCGATCACCAAGCGGATGGCGACTGGTGCGTTGATGCCAGCCTGGGAGCTTGAGTGCAAAGCACTTCCGGCAATGGCGCAACTGTGGCGTACCGGGCTGCCGTTCGATAAGAAGATGCTGGAGCAGCTAATTGAAGACCTAGACATTGAAAACGTAGAAGTTGGCGAGAAATTTATTGAGGATTTTGATGCGGCGCTTCCGCCAGAACACAAGCTTCATCGAGGGTTAGACGGGAAGTTGTTGTATCAGACAAAGCCGGGGCCGAAAGGTAAGAAGCCTGACCCGAATGTTTTTAACCTTAATAGTCCTGCGCAGCTGCTTAAAAAGTTCACCGCTTTGCTGGGTGAGCCGCCGATGGATATGAAAAACAACAAGCCCAGTGCTAGTCGTTCTGCGCTCCAAGAATATGTGGGTGATCACAAGGTTGTGGCGGACTATTTGCGGTGGAAAAAGATTGAAAAGCGGCGGCAGATGGCTGAAACTCTGTTGAAGAATTATTCGGCTGATGGTTTTATTCGTGCCAGCTATTTGCAGCTTGGTGCTGATACAGGAAGGATGAGTTGTATTTCGCCAAATCTTCAGCAGATTCCGCGTGATCCCCGTTTTCGTCTGGCGGTTCAGGCTCCAGCTGGCTGGAAACTGGTTGTAGCGGACTACGGGCAGATGGAGCTTCGTCTTGCGGCGGCAGAAGCACAGGATCCCTTAATGACAGCGGTGTTCCAGTTCGGGGAGGACCTTCATACGATGACGGCGACGCAGATTTACGGGGTTGAAGCCGATGAGGTTACAAAAGAGCAACGACAGATCGCAAAATCGGCAAACTTCGGATTGTTATACGGAAGCGGCGCAAAAGGACTCAGGAACTATGCAGCAGCGACCGGAATCCAGATGGATATTGATGAGGCGGCGGAAGTGCGACAAAAGTTCCACGCTGCATATCAAGGCATCTCCAAATGGCAGCGCGAAAATGCTGCAGCTGCTGATGCGGCTAAGGACCATCCATCTATCCGCATACGCATCTCGGGCTTGCGGAGGTTTCTACCGGGTGAGCACAACAAACTCACCACGCGCTGTAATACACCAATCCAAGGTGCCGGTGCTGCAGTCCTCAAACTTACGCTCGGCAAATTGTGGCCGTTACTCCACGCCGACGGGGAGGACGTGGTGCGTTTGGCCGGCGTGGTGCATGACGAAATCATCCTGCTCGTAAGAGAGGAACATGCCGAAACTTGGGCGCTCCAGCTGCGGACAATCATGGAAGAAGCTGAAGCTCGCTGGTTAGGTGATATTCCGCCACTCGCCGAAGCTAAGGTCGGGAATAGCTGGCAAGAGGCGGAATATCACCTAACCAGCGAGCTTCAGCTTCTTCCATGATTGTCCG